CTATTTCCTTTTGTTAAGTGCGAATTAGCACCATGTAGACATTGTTACATAGCTGAATAATAATGTCAACTATTAATTACAATTAATTATAAAGCCTTATATTAGTAATATTCTGTTTAAACGCTAAAAAACGGCTTCATATAAAGCCCGTAGTGCGATTTAAATAAGGTAGTTGACACTATACCATTCCCGTTTTTAAGAATTTCATCATGGTTATCTGATAAGCTTTATCGTTTTTCTGCTCTAAAGACAAGACCCTGTAATCAGGGTCGTCTCTATGTTCCTGTTCATCATCTAAAATTTCTTGATAAGCTTCATCAAATAAACTTTCTAAAACTTCATCATTATTATTCATCATCTTCTAACTCCACTTCAATTTCTATTTCATCATCATCATCTAATTCAAAAAATTTTCCGTTGTAACCCATCTTTGGTTCATCAGGGTTAATCCAATCTTCGTCTTTTCTATCCATGTTTAAACACTCCTTTTTACATTTTAGATATGTCGTCTAATCTCATGTCAACGACTTCAGATTTAATATCGCATATTTCTTTTGCAGTGTCAACAACAAATGATTTTGATATTAAATTATTTTTTATATACTCATAACAAAATGGATAAACTTCCCACTTATCAATCAGGTTCATTTTCCATGCCTTAAATCTTAAAAAAATTTCTACTTCTTTATCTTCCATTAAAAAATTAATCATCACTGAATCCCCCCTTGAAATTCATTTTCTAAAAAATCATCAATGTCTTGAAAAATTTTATCTAGCGTTGAGTCATTTAAAATTTTGCTAGTTAATTTTAAATCTAAAACATTGCCATTATCCAACCTTACTGTTGTTGGTATATTGACATCTATATCGTAGTCATAATTACTCATCTTCATACTCCTCATATTCTTCAGTTATATAATCATCAACAACATTTGCTACATGGCTTTTATGTATATCTATTTCAACCTCGTTGTTATCTTCATCATATCCAACTATTTTCCACGCTATTATTTTCATCTTAATTCTCCTTTACTATTGAGTTATATTCTTCTCGGTTAATATCATAAAATAACTGTGGTCTTGAGTTATACCAAAGTGATTCTAGATGTTTCTGTATTAATTCTTTTTTGGTAAAATTTTTGTTAAGTTTTTTACCGACTATGTTAAATAACTTTTCTTGGTTAATATTCATTCTCATTCTCCAATTCTGATAAATGTTCATGATTAATCCATTGATAGCAAGAATGACAATATGCAACATCATGCTCACTACAATACCTATGCTCAAACTTTTCTTTACAACTAATACATTTAAAAATGTCATCTAAATTCATCTTTACTCTCCTATAATGTTGGTATGCACTGTAAGTTTCTATTGTTAGTCATAAGAGAGCCACCATCATTGCCCTCATCATCTGCACTTGGTGTAATAATAGTGCCATCATCTAAATGAATTTCACAAGGTCTTTTATACCAACCCCATTCAGTCGTTTCATCTAATGGTAGATATTTAACCGCTACAATCTTTTTGCCTACTAAATACTTTGCTACTTTTTCTGTCCATATTTCTTCGCTATTCATTGTGGTATCTCCTCTACTGATTCTTCTGAAAATCCTAGAACATCAATCGTATTGTCTAGGTGTTTAAACAACTTTACATCTCCATGTCTGTTCAATACTTCCTCACCTGTTTCTTGGTTTACTTTTGCTAGTAAATAACCAATCACTTCATATTCATAATCTCTCATTTTTGCTCTCCTTTTATTAATTCAATATCGTAAAAGTTTTCATCACAATCCAAACAAACATATGGATAATTAATTGTGTTGTCAGTTTCTTTAATTACTATTTTGTTGCATTTAGGACAGTTCATTTTTCGTCTCCTTTTATTAATGTAAAGACATAATGACATACTATGTAAATAAATGTCAACCTTTTTATTTATTATTTTTAAGTTATTGATTTATATGTTTAAACAGACAAACTCTAGAGAGGCTCTAGACAACCTCTAGACAATGTATATAACAGATAAGATAAGATTAAAAAAGAATATATATATGGGTGATGATGATGTTTATTTTTCAGACTTTACTTGACAATCTTTTTTGTTCATCATAAGATGACATCTCAATCAATTAACAAGGAGTTAAGAAATGGAAAAAATTACATTTGAATATCTGCTAGAAAATTTTAGAAATCAATCTGACATTGCAGACAAATTACAAATCAGTAGACAAGCAGTTTCAAAATGGTTTATCAATAAGCAGATTCCAAAATTAAGACAATACGAAATTCAGGAGTATTTAACAAAAACTGTTTAAACATAAAAAGGAAAAATAATGTTTAAAATAAAAAATTGGGACAAGTTCCAACATTACAAACATAAAAATAAAATGAGTTGGTATAAAATGTATGGTGGCGATATTTTAAATGATGTAACTTACATGGAGTTATCAGAAACGGAGAGATTGTTTTTAAGAGAAGCGTGGGATTTGGCTTCGCAGTTTAATGGTGTATTACCTGACATGAAATCGTGTGCTTTTCGCTTAAGACAAGATGAGGAAAAGTTAAAAAAAATATACGACAGTTTAAACGCAAAAAATTGGTTCTATGAAGTAACAGAGCGAGACCTAAAAAAAGAATCAATGTTATCAGTTTTAAAATCTGAAGTTGTAAAAGGCACTGCTGAACATTTTGAAAAATGGTGGGAGTCGTTACCTGACAAAAGAAAAGTAAACAAGAAAGGTTGTTTAGAAAAATGGAAATCAAAAAAACTAGATGACATTTCTAAAAAAATTATTTCTTGGACTGCTACTATGAAAAAAACGAGAGAGTGGTTAGAGGGTTTTAATCCTAGCCCTGAAGTTATCATTAATCAAGAAAGGTGGAATGATAATCCTAAATCACCAACACAAATCAGAGGTGCTTTATGAAAACTGATGTCGGTAGCATTGTAGAGCAGTTGACTATCAACAGAAAAACTTTGCAAGAGGGTGGGTTTTATGAAGAAGAAACAGACTTTAAAGTAAAAACGACAGATAATTTAGTAGATGATGTAAAAAATTATTATCGTAATGAGAAAAACTCTGGGTTTTCTTTAGGCTTTCAAAAAACTGATGAGGATAGTAATTTTCTTGTAAGGCGAGGAGAGGTAACAATTTTGACAGGCAGTTCAGGGTCAGGAAAAACTACTTTCTTATCACAGGTATTACTTAACTTAATGACCTATACAAATGTTTTAGTAGCAAGTATGGAGATGAGACCTGTTATACAGATAGCAAAAATGATTCAACAAACAGGAATCAGAGAAGCGAATGACCAACATATTGAGGAGTTTTGTGAAAAATACAAAAATAAGTTGTGGTTATTTAATGCTCAAGGAACAACATCTGAAGATGATTTAGTTGCTAGCCTACATTTCGGAAAAAATGTGCATGATTGTGATGTCTTTGTTATAGACAGTTTGATGAAAGTAGATAGCATTGCAGAAGATGATTACGCAAGTCAAAAAAAGTTTATCAACAAAATTAGTTGCCTTGCAAGAGACCTTAACATTCATGTGTTCTTGGTTGCTCATACTAAAAAATTAGCAGATGAAACAGTGATACCTGACGCTTCACATATTTTAGGTAGTAGCCACATTAGAAACCTAACAGACAATATTATCTGTTTGCATAGAAGAAAAGATATAGAACAGGCAAAGATGTTAGGCGAGTTAGAGGAAGGAGATAATCCTTGCACTTCATACTTGATGGTTCAGAAACAAAGAAACCATCCGTTTGAGGGGACATTTTCTTTTTGGTTTAATAAGTTTAAACAGAGATTTTCGGAGAGACCATGCTAACTGCTAATGAGTTTATTAAGAAGTTTAAACGCACTTTTAAAAGTGCAGAATATAGAGCAACAAGTAAAGATGGAAAGGTTTATAAATCAAAAGGTTTTGATAAATTAAATAAACAGTTTGACAAACAAAATTAACAGTGTATTGTAATAATAACTTTTAACAAGAAAGGAGAAACACAATGAGTCAATCAACAGAATTATCACTTGCAGTTCAGCAAGCAGAATCACAAGACCAATTACAACAAGAGATGGCTAAAGACTATCAAGAGATGGAACAGATGTCTCAACTTGCCTACAAACAACAAATCATAAATGAAATATTTGGGGGTAAGTCATGAGTAAATACGCAGAGTTAAGAAAGATAGATGTTAGCAAATATACAGAGAAGAAAGGTAAGTTTACTTATCTATCATGGGCTTGGGCAGTAGATACTTTATTGCAACATGATGAGTTAGCAACATGGGAATACAGAGAGCCATATAAATTACCTGATGGCAGTATAATGGTGTTCTGCATAGTCAGAGCATTTGGTAAAGAGATGACATCTCAACTACCTGTTATAGACTTTAAGAATCAAGCCATTAAGAATCCTAATGCTATGCAACTCAACACAGCTATGCAAAGATGTTTAGCAAAAGCTATATCATTACATGGCATTGGTTTGTATATCTATCAAGGAGAAGATTTGCCAGAAGGAGATGTTTTAGAACGCATAGAGAACATATACAAAGAGCAAGGTGTAGCTACGGCTAGACAATACTTTAATGGTTTAAACGAGGCAGACAGAAAGTTATGTATGCCATTTATAGAAACAATTAAAAAGGCTGTTTAAACATGGAGCAACGCACAGATGAGTGGTTTCAAGCTAGGGTAGGTAAGGTCACTGCTAGTAATGTAGATAATGTCATTGTTAAGGTTAAGAATGGCGAGAGTATGTATAAACGAAAATACAGAACGCAACTCATTACCGAGCAACTGACAGGAAAGCCTGTAAAGATATTTATGAATGAGGCTATGAGACATGGGGTTGAGTATGAAGATGAAGCTAGAAACGCTTACATAGCAAAGCTAGGACTTCTTAAAGATGTAGATGTTAAAGAGGAGGGCTTTGTAGACCACCCAACAGTTATGATGTCAGGGGCTAGTCCTGATGGTATGGTATCAGATGAGGGACTCATAGAAATCAAATGTCCCCAACCAACAACGCATACGGAAATATTGCAAAACGCAGTAATCCCAAAAAGATATATTCATCAAATGCAATGGCAGATGGCTTGCACAGGTAGGAAGTGGTGTGATTTTGTTTGCTATCACCCTGATTTTGGTGACTATAAACTCTTTATCAAAAGAGTAGAAAGAGATGATGATTTAATAGGTCGTCTAGAAAGAGATATTCATGAGTTTGCAATAGAGGTCATGGATTCAGTTAAATTTATTAAGGAGAACAACTAATGGCAACAGTAGGAATTTCAGCAAGTATTGATGTAACAAAAATTGATAAGTCTAAACTTATTGATGGTAAGAAAGGCACTTATCTTAACTTAACAGCATTTGTTAATTTAGATGAGAAAGACCAATATGACAACAATGGTATGGTAACTCAATCAGTAACAGCAGAAGAAAGAGAAGCTGGGACTAGAGGTGCTATATTAGGTAACACAAGGGTATTTTTTACGGATGAAGGAGGTAGTAATACAACTGCTCCACAAGCTAAAGAAGGTTTTGACCAAGTGTCAGAAGATGTGCCGTTTTAACTAGGGGGATTGGGGGCTAACCGCCCCCTTTTTTTTACTTGTTCATTACATACATTGTAACTTCAAAGCCAAATCTCATTTCAGTAGCTGATGGTTTTGTCCACATAATTAAGTTCCTTGTTGGTTAATCAAGGCTTTATTTTAATTGCAAAGTAAGTTTAAACAGAGTGAACAATGTATGAGTTTTACCTAATGATTATAAGGAGTAAAAATGAGTGATACGATAAACCCTGACCATTACAAGAAAGGGGGTATAGAAACAATAGAATATATGCAAGCCAAGATGAGCAAAGATGAGTTTTATGGCTACATCAAAGGCAATGCACTAAAGTATATTAGTAGAGAGGGATTGAAGTCAGAAAAATTAACTGACAAGATAGATGACTGTAAGAAAGCAATATGGTATCTTGAACAAATGATTAAAGTCCATCAAACAGAGCTAAAGGTTTTGGAAGTTAAAGCCAAGCAAGATGAATGGATTGATGACGAATTGCATGACGAAGATTAATAAACAAGAAGTATATTTATATGGAGATAAGTTTGTTTGCCATAAGTGTGGTCGTGATGCTATGTTTATGGATAGTGATAAGAAATGGTATTGTTCGTTTAATTGGTATGACATAAAGGAAAATCATGGAATCTGCAAAAACGATAAAAATACCAAGTAATCCTGTTTGCCATTCATGTAAAAAGAAAGCAAAAATATATTCTAATGGGAAATGGTGGTGTTGTTTAAACACAGAAATGGGAGAGTTTAATTCATCAGGTTTTTGTAAGGAGAAGAAATGAATATCAGTTGTCCTAAATGTAAAGATGTAGAAATGATATGGGGAAATGATTGGGACAATGATGATGACATGGATAGTAAATATTTAATATGGAGTCAGTATAGTTGCCCAAAGTGTGAAACGATAGTTAATGTATATTGGAGTGAGGAAGATGGCGAAGGGAAAAGAAGCACTAAAAAAGAATAAAGATGAATGGAAAGAACATCAGTTTATATATGATGGGTATAAATTTACAATGACTTACAATAAAAAAGATTTTAATATTGCACATGAACTAACAGGAAGGATTATAACTAAAGGAAACTTTAAGGAGTAAATCATGATTGAGTTTGCATTTGTAATGGTAATCAATTTAGCACCAGAACCTTTAACAGATTGGCAATATGTTGGCTCATTTAATAGCTGTCAAGAAGCCGTTTTATATGTAGACTTGCACTATCCAGACCCAAACAAAGTTGAAATGGAATACAAGTGTTTAAACAAAGAATATATACACCTACCAAAAGATACACAAATTAAAAACATAGACATGAAAAACAACAGCGTAAGATATTATGATAAACATAAAGTATGTAAAGTAAGGAGAGATTGTGATGGGTAAAGGCAGTGGAAAAAGAAAGCAAGATATTACTGATGAAGAATTAGAAGAAAATTGGAACAGAATATTTAAAGGCAATGTTGTCAGAGAGGAGGATAAAAAAGATGGCGATAAGCCCAACGCAAAGGACTCTGAAGAAGCTACGGGATAGTGGTGATTACCCTTTAGTCGCTATCGTAGAGAGATGGAACGCATTTGCCAAGATACGACAAGACTTGTTTGGCATAATAGATTTACTAGCAATAGATATTAAAGGCAACACAGTAGGAATCCAAGTTACTAGCTACAGTAACATTAGTGCAAGGGTAAAAAAGATGGAGGATAGTGATGCTATTCACTATTTAAGAGAAGCAAATTGGGTGCTACTTGTTCAAGGGTGGCATAAGAAGAATAACAAATGGGTTTGTAGAGAGGTAGATATATCATGAGTAGATACACAAAAGAAAAATATGATGAGTTTGGCACAAGGGCAAAAGAGTTTATAGAAAAAAATCCTGATGCTAGTAGAAGTAGAATTTCGGCTTATGCAGGTGTTTATGCAGGAACATTAGATAGAATACAAGAAGAATACGGCTTTGTAATGCCAAAACCTATGACACCACAACAGAAAAGAAAAGCAAGTAACTGGGGAACAATACTGGGTGGATTAAGCAAGAAATGAGGATAGTTCGGCTCATGAACATACTAGAAGATTGGGCAAGGTGGATGAAGCAAGATAGCCATAGGTTAGGTTACCCTAACAAGACATCTTATTTTTCTACGGGTGGAGAGTCTACTTCTGAAGTGTTTGAGGATATGGTATCTGAATCTGATATAGACAATGTTAAGATTGTTGACTCTATTATAGACGACTTACCAAAGCAACAAAAGCAAGCCATTAACTATCGTTTTCTAGGTGGCAACAAGCCTATGTACTATGAAAGAGATTTAGAGTTAGCTATAGACAATCTTTTAACTATCGCTGGAAGAAAGATATATGCTTAAAGACAAAATTAAATATTGTTTTGATTATGGTAAATCTGCTGAAAAAAGATTTGCAGAAAAGCATATGACAAATATTGTTTATTCAAACAAAAATCAAGATATTTATGAGCATTGGGATGTAATGGGACTTTTAAAAGAAATAGGTAATGTTAGTAAGTTTGATGTTAAAACTACTAAAAGGTTAGACCATAGCTCTGACCCAAATGTAGGTGTAATGGAATCAGTTTGGGTAGAAGGTAAGAATGTAAATGGAAAAGATGGGTGGATAAGAGGCAATTCTGATTATATTGTTTTTGAAAGAGAAGATACTTGGATGGTCGTAAATAGAATTGAATTATTAAATTTAACTTTATTAAAATTAAAAGAGAATAATTACAAAAAAGGAAAGGGTGTTTATCTTGTTCATACAAGATACAAAAGAAAGGATAAAGTAACTAAAGTATTATTTAAAGATATTAAAACTATTAAGCATTTTGAACTACAAAAGTAGGTAGGGCTACCCCTTAACTAATCTATTTAAAGCTCACCACGAGCCTCTGGCGAAGCCAAAACAAAGCGTTTAAACGATAAGTAGTAAGAATATGAAGTATATTAGCAATAACACCAAAATAACTGTTGCTAAAGATGCTAATGTATTTAATAGGTTTTTTTGTTTACGAGTCATATTCTGTTGTGTTTAAATGTATAGAATCAACAATCAGCTCAACACTAGAGCCATCATCTAAAAATATAGTCATTGTGTTTTCACCATAAACAATATCAATATCATCTATTGTTTTGTCCATCATGTGCTTGGCTATAAGTAATATATCCATTATTGAGAGTATATCATTGTTCCTTTCTTGTTAATGATTAACGCTTTTTTCCTAGCACTCTTTCCATTTTCTGGAAAAGCCAAATGAACCCATTTATCAAACTCCAAAATAATCTGGTCATAAAGAATATCAGACCTAAAAATAGCATCCACAATGTCATGAGGGTCACCGAACTTTGGGCAAGTAAAGTCGCAAGCCAATCCTCTAATGTGTGCCGAAGTTGGTTTAGAGCCGAGTAATGTATTAAGCTCCAAACAACGATAGCCACTGCTAATAAGTATAGGATTATTATTAAGTAGTTCTCTAACATTTTCCATGCTCCATGCTGTTATTAATAGATTATCTAACACTTCTTGAGATGGTGTGTTATCTATATCTTTTCTTGTTGCTGTCTCGCTAAAAGTTAATTCTTCTACAGTAAAATTAGGAGATGCTTTTATCATTTAGTTAATCCATTTTTCTTTTCGTAGCTACGCAAACCTCCCAATCCCAACATACCCATTAACACTGGTAGCATTGTAGATGTATCAGCTTGTGGAACTATAATACCTAAAGGATGTAATAATGGCGATATAAGAAAGTTTACAGCAAAACCTGCAACACATATCCAACCTACTGCTGGTCGCCACCCTGATTGAAACCATGCTCCTTTAGCATCTTCTTTATTTACTGCTATCTGTGCTAATGCAATTTCATGTGCTTGTTTTTCTGCTAATGTAGATATTTCAAAAGCTATTTTTTGTTTAGTGTCTGCATCAGGTATAAATTTATCTAATAGTGCAGAAACTGGTGCTATAAGTGCTTGTAACATTATTCAATCCATCCATATAATAAACAAAGTGCAATAGGTGTAACAGGTAATACGGCTAATAAACCTAATCCAATAACAATAGGTTTAAATAATATTTTTTTTAGTTTATCCATTGTTTAAACACAATAGTAACTAGTGAAGATATAAATGCAGCGATTGCCATACCTGCCCAAAAGCCACCCTTTCCTTGATTAGCTAGTGCTAACATTTCTTTCATATCTCTTGAAAGTTCATCTTGGCTTTTCTGTAGATGCTCTATCTGCTCTTTCATTCTTCCAAATTCTTGTGGGTTAATATCAGGCATTATCTTCCACCCCCAATAATATCTATTGTGGTGTATTTGTTATCATCTTCTAACAGTGGAGCGTATTGTGTTTTAGTTGAGTCTAATAAGCTAGGAATAAATGCACTTGCTCCCACACCTTTTCTACTTGCTAAAGCATTTAACATACCACTACCTGTAGGCATATAATTTCCAGAGCTTAATTTTCTTTGTGAATTTTTACTTAATAATAAATTAGGAATAGCTTTTTCTGCTCCTAATAATAAAGGAATACCATATCCACTTGAAGCAAACCCAACACTACCATATTTTGCAGTTTGAAGAAGCCCATCTTTAAGCAAATCATATTTGGATGATTTACCAGCAGGTTTAACTACACCTCCATATTCTTCAACAAAGTCCATAATTATTTTACCTTCATCTTTTACTGGGGCTTTGTTTCTTGTGTTTTTTTTGTAAAAGTCTAAAGCATCTAAATTTCCTTTTTTAACAGAACTTTCTACATTAAATGCTCTAGCAAAACCTTGTTTAGCTTCTTGTAAGTTACGAATTATTTCTTTGTCACCATATTTTTTAGCCACAAAATCAAGCTCTGCTTCTGCTTTGTCTAATCGTGCTTTTTCTTTTTCTATTTTTTTGTAATTAATATCCTGTCCATCTCTATCAGCTTTTTTTCTAGCAGTTCTCCAAGCATTTGCATAATCTAATTTTATTTTTTTTATATCTTTTAGTATTTCTGCTCCACTTCTAGAATAAACAGTTTTAGTTTTAGATGGTGGTGGGGTTATTGTTTTCATAATTGGGTTACCACTTCCATCAAGAAGCCCCGTATCTATTTGTTCTGGTTTACCTTTTGTAGTTTTACTTTTTTGCAAAACAACAGGTTTATAAGATTTAATAGTATCATATGTACTTTTGTATTTGTTTGCAACGAAATCTACCATTTTTGTTAATGGAGTTGTTTCTGGTATATCCATAATAGGATTACCATTTTTATCTTTTCCACCTACAAACTTTCTAGCGTTTTTGTCAAATATTTTTTGATTAATTTTTATAGCGTTGGCTTTTGTGTTGCCTAATAATGATTCTGCTGTCTTTCTAATTCTTCCTGCTTGTTTAGTAGAGCTAGGAGGAACAACAAATCCTTCTTCAGTAAATTTTGATAATGTAGCATCTACATCAGCCATTTGAGATTGTTTTACATCTGCTTTAGATTTTATCTTATCAAAAAGCATACCTGTTGGTTTAGTAATAATTTGTGTTGGGTCTATAGCACTACTAACTTTATTTCCTACCTCCCCTAGTTTTTGAAGTTTAGAAGAATACTGTTGTGCTTTTAATGGGGTAGTTATACCACGACCTAAAACACTTAAATCTAGTAAACTAGTAATAGGTTTTTCAGCTAACCTTTTCTTTATACCACCTTCTGTAGCAAGCTCACTAAATTCGTCTGCAATAATACCCCTATACTTACGATACTTTTCCATTTTTTGAGGGTCAGCGTATTTAGATAAACCTAATTCATCTACTAATTTAGACATACCTGCTGAACCTAAATCTATTATGCCTTCCATAGTTTTTACAGGGGAAGTAACGGCTTGAACTGCTCCTGCACCAAGATTATAAAGGTCACTACCAATGTTTCCAAAAGCAGCACTAGCTACCTCTCCTGCTGTTGAGTCAGCAGTAATTTCATCTTTTGGTAAATTTAAACCTGTAGCTTGTCTAGCTTGTTCTTCTGTAGGAGGACTCTCCCCTGTAAGATGAAAAGTTCTACCATCTAAAGTTACTTCATATGTTGGCATTTAATTTCCTTATTAAAAAATTTCTTTAACTGTATATGGCTTTTGAACAGGCAGATTATTTCCTAACCCCATATCCATATTCATTGTTTCAGTTCGCTGTTTTTGTAATGCCTCTTTAAAGGTAGCTGGAAAAATATGTCCTACATTAGCATCTTTTAAAGAACCGCCTAAATCATAATTATTGTAATATTCTTCACCAAAATTCATTAAGTATTTGTTTGATTGTTTTGTTACCATATCTTCACCCATTCTGTGTAGCAGTAACATTTCTTTATATAAGGCTTGAGGTGAACTAGTGTTTTGTAATGCAGCAGCGGCATTAATAAACATCTGAACTTCTCTATCAGAGACATTACCTACAGCACCACCAGTTGAGTTGTTATTTCTCATTTCTTGAATTTGTTTAATAAATTCTTTATTTTGAATTAAGGACAAAAGATTAGCTGCATCTTGACCATCTGTTTGAAAGCCATACTTACCTGCTTTAAGGTTTATCATTAACCTTCCCATACCACTTTGCATATCCTTTACAGCTTCTGGGTTAGCCATTAATCTTCTAATAACTTTATTACTTCTTGCAACTGTGTCCATCATATAAGCAGCAGCTTTCCCACTATCATTACCATTTTTTTCAAATTCTTTCATTTTTAACATTACATTATCTGCATTTAATCTTGGGTCTAATGCTTTTTGTTGTTGTTTTCCTAGTTTGTCCCATTGCTCTGGGGTGTATTTGTCTCCATAATAATCTACATACCCACCAATTTCTTTGCCATTTACTTTAACAGCAGGATAGCCTTCTTCTGGAGCAAATGTACGGCTTCTATAAGGAGAGTTGTTTAAACCTGTTTGTTTTCCTTGTTCTGATAAAGTTTTGTTACTTCCATCTTTTTGTTGTTTTGTATACATACCTAATTTTTGTGATAGAGTTTTTTGTTCTTTAGGTATGTAATTAGCATCTTGAAGTCGTTTGCTTTGTTCAGAAGCATTATGAGTTGCAACTACCTCATCACTAGGAGTATTAATTAAATCTAAAAAAGCATTATTTTGAAACTCACTATTTTTAGTAGGGTCTTTAATATTCATATTTAATGCTTTTGCTACATTTTCTTCAGCAACAGAAAGTTTAGTAAGCTCTCTAAATCTTGGGTCAGATTTTCTTTGGTCTGCATCAAATGCTTCTGGGTCAACTGCATATTGTTGTAATAAATCTAAATCTCCCCTTTCTTCTAATTCTCTAAATTTACTTTCAATTGCTTTCTCACGAAGTGTTCCTAGTCTAAAGGTTGTTCCAGCAGCTCCTGTTTCGTATGCTAGTTTTTTTGATTTTATAGGAGCATCAGAAAGTTTGTGTTGATTTAACATAATATCTTGTTGCAACTTATTTAAATCTAAAGAGTTTTTGTTAAATTTTTGTTGGTTAAATAAGTTTGTAACAGCATCATTAATACCCTTTGTTCTCGCTGCTTTAGCCCCAGTAGCAGTTGCAAGTAATTTTTCAGCAAGTGTTTTGTCTTTATATAAAGAATTAACATAACCAAGACCTCCACCTAATAATGTATTTATATTTAGAGAGTCCTCATAGTTAGGGTCATTAATAAGCCCTTTAAAGGGCTGATTAGTCGTTCCCAATGCTTTATCTATCATTGTATTGTAATCAAAATCTAGCAATGAATCTGCCATGTTACGCTCTCCTTACTTTTAATATGTTGCCCTGACTTGGGTTGTATGCTTGTTGTGCAACTTTACCTACTGATTGCGTGATTTGTTGTGGGCTAGCATCACTACCGCCACCTAATGCTGTCATACCTAATGTAGCTACTGCAATTGGATTTTTTTCTGCAAAACCTACTACGCTATTAAATGCCCTTTCATATAAAGGTTTTTCATAGCCTCCCTTTGCCTTTGCTATTTCTTCTGGTGTAGATTTAGTTATTTTATCAAATGCTGGATATGGTGATGTTGCTTGTGCTGTTTGTGCTATGTTAGCTACTTCATTATCAGCCATTAAAGCATCAGTATTTAATACATAGTCTGTATTGTAAGGGCTAAATCCTTGACCTGTGACCCCACCTGTTACATTTTGTAGGTTGTTTGATGTTCCTATTAAACCATTTGTGCCTACAGAAGTATTTGCACCACCTAACAGATTTGCTCCTTGATTGTTTGTGTTTGCTAATGCACCAGAACCTAAATCAAATCCCATTTTGTCAAACTCAAATCCAGAGCCAAAACCATCTGAACCACCAAACATACCACCAGTTACACCACCAATAGCTGCTGCTTTAAAAGGGTCTCTACCTTGAGCTAAAGCTAATGCTGCACCTATTCCCATTCCTCCTAATACTGGAGCACCCATTATTTACCTCCCCCACTAGAAGAACCT